GTACCAAGATTCTTGAACAAGCACAAAAATCTGCTAATATGTTCAGCAAACAAGTACAAGGACTAGATGAAAATCAGAGACCAGGCGAACAGGTCGGTGGAGATCAGCCGATCCAACCAAGCCAAACAGATACTAGAGAATAAAATTTTTATAGAGGCAATAGAATCTCTAAAAAAACTTTATTCTGAAGCACTGTTAGAAAAAACAGGTGCTAAAGAAAGTGATACCAGAGAAAAACTTTGGATTGCTTATAATGTTGTTGGTAAAGTAGAGCAACATCTTCAGACTGTAATTGAAACAGGGAAACTTGCTACCAAACAGTTAGAAGATTTTAGGAAACAACAACAAAATACAAAATTTTAACTATATAGTTAAAATAAGCCAAGTCATAAAGACAGCTTAACAATAGGAGGACTTTAATGTCTGATACAAACCCATTACTGAATAACCAATCAGTACAAGGTGCTGCAAAATCTATTGAAGGTTTAATGGACACAAAAGGTGTTATCAATAAAACTACAAAAGAAGCTGCACCAGTTGAACCAAAAGAAGAAGTAGAAGCGAAAGCTGAAACAGAAACTGAGGTTGAACAACCAACTGAAACTCAACCAGAGGAAACAAAGGAAGTTGCAGAAGAAGAAGCATCTGAAGATTCAAATGCGATTGAAGAACAAGAAACCGATCTACACCAGGTAACTGTAAATGGTGAAAAGATTGATGTTGACCTTGAAGAATTAAAAGCAGGTTATCAAAAAGATGCCGACTATAGACGAAAAACTGAGGAACTAGCGATTGAAAAAAGAGAGCTAAGAGCCGAAGAAGATCGTCTGAAAAACCAGTATTCAACAAAGATGGATGATTTAAATTCTTTGGTAGTTACTTTGAATGCTGAAATTAACAATGATATGAATTCCAAAGAGTTAGATAAACTTTGGGATGAAGATCCAACTGAAGCTGCTAAGATTGATCGTAGAATTCAGAAAAGAAAAAATACGATACAACAAGCACAACAAAAACTGAGAGATCATCAACAATCTCAGTTTCAGGAATTGTTAAGAGAAGAACAAAAAAAACTTCACTTAAAACATCCTGAGATTGCTGACCCTATTAAGGGTGCTACAGTAAAATCTAATATCATGGGTTATCTAAGTTCTAAGGGATTTTCAAATGAAGATGTCGCTAGAATTTATGACTCAAGATATTTTGATGTGATTATGGATGGAATGAACTTTCAAAAAACTAAATCAGTTAAACCTAATTTAGTTTCTAAAAAAGTAAAACCAACCAAGTTTGTTAAGTCAGGCACTAAAAGTACAAAAGAAGAATTAAACTCTAAGTCTAGGTTGAATCAATTTAAGACGTTGAAGAAGTCAGGAAGTCCAAAAGACGCAACTGATCTTTTGATGCGTTATTTATAAACAATAACCTACTAAGGAGATAAACAATGGCTGTATATCAAACATATCAAACAGTCGGCATAAGAGAAGATTTGGCAGATATTATTTATTCAATAGCTCCAACAGAAACTCCTTTTATGTCTGGTGTTGCTAAGACAAAAGCAACAAACACATCACACCAATGGCAAACAGATTCATTAGCTGACGTTGCTGCTAATGCTGCTGTTGAGGGTGCAAGTATTTCGTACCCAACATTGAGTGCAACAACTAAACTAACAAACCATACTCAAATTTCTACAAAAGCTGTTCAAGTATCAGGAACTAATGATGCTGTAACTTCTGCTGGAAGAAACAATGAGTTAGCTTACCAAGTAGCAAAATCTGCGAAAGAATTAAAAAGAGATATGGAAACTGCTCTTTTATCAAACGTAGCTGCTAATGCTGGTAATGCTACAACTGCAAGAAAATTAGGTGGAGTTCAAACTTGGATTTCTTCTAACGTAAGTGCAGGTTCAGGTGGATCAGGTTCTGGTGGAGGTGCTGCTAGAACTGATGGTACTCAAAGAGCTTTTACTGAAGATCAGTTAAAATCTGTTTTGAGATCATGCTTTGATGCTGGTGGAAACCCTAACATGATTATGGTGGGTGCTTTCAATAAGCAGAAGCTATCTGGCTTTACTGGTGGTTCAACTAGATTTGACCAAGCAGAAGACAGAAGATTAGTTACTTCAATTGACGTATATGAGTCAGACTTTGGAACATTACAAGTTGCTCCAAACAGATTCATTAGAGGTGCTAACTCTACTGCTGCTAAAAAAGGTCAAGATGCGTTAGTATTAGAAATGGACTACTTCGCTGTTTCTTTCTTAAGAGATTTTGCTCTACAAACTCCAGCTCAGACTGCTGATGCAGATCAGAGATTTATGGTTGCAGAGTACACTCTTGAGTCAAGAAATGAAGCTGCAAGTGGTGCTGTGTACGATCTAACAACATCATAATAAATAGTTTTGGTGGGGGAGTAATCCCCCATCATTTTAATTAACAATTTTGTTTGGTCTTTGAAGATTTAAAGTCGGAACGAAGCAAATAAAAAGGATAAAAAATGAGAACATTAAACGATTACTTTCTAACTGCTGAGATTGAAGATATATCTACAGCTTCATCAACATTTGTTGCAGTGCCTGATGGTGGTAAAATAATTAAAATTATTACTGCTTTACAAGGTGCTATCTCTGGAGGCAATGCTGCAATTACTTTTGAAATTGGTGGTACTGCTGTAACAGGTGGTGGTATAACTGTTGCTCACTCTGGCTCTGCTGCTGGTACTGTAGATTCTGCTGAACCTACTGCTGCAAACAGAGTAGAAGAAGATGGAACTATTGAAATGATTACTGATGGTGGTTCTACTGGAGCTAAAAAATTACTTGTTACATTTGTAATAAGAAGATAAATATTAACTGGGGGGATCTTGTCTAGCGATACTTCCCCCCTTCAAAATTAGGAGATAAATATGAGTTTTAATTATGGATTAAGACCTACAACAGTTCAGATGATTGCCTTAACTGGTACTTCATCAACTCAGTCAGCAGCTTTTGGTAGTCAATCAGAATATGCAAGAATTTGCTCTAATGCAGCAGTTCATATTTTGTTTGGTGCAAACCCAACTGCAACAGCTAGTAGTATTTTTATACCTGCAAACGAACCAGAAATTTTTAAAATTTCTCCAGGTGAAAAAGTTGCAATCATAGGTGCTAATGGTGATGATATATCTGTTGTTGAAATGAGTGCTTAGTGGCTAGACAAAAGTTTGTTCATTTTGTTCCAAGACCCAAGCCTAGAAAAAGACCTGGCAAACATAAAAAATCTCAGAACAAAAATGAGAAACGACAAAAGAAACAAAAAAGATACAAAGGTCAAGGCAGATGAAAAAAGACGTAACAGTTGATGGATTACAAAAGACAACATATCTCAAAGATGATATGGATGGAAAAATTGCCATCAAAGAACAAGTTGATGTAACCTCACATTTAAAACACAATAAAATACTTACCAATTTAAATGATGGATATTCTAAATCCAGAGATTTAAAAAGAGTGGCTAGTATTCCAACTTTAGCTTTATCTGTTTGGGCGAATGAGTATAATGGTTCAAATAATTGGTTTGGACTTCCAAAAGATGTTCAAAAAAAAATATTAAAGAAAAAACTAAATTCAAATGAGTTTAGATATTTTAAAACAGCAGAAGGTAATTTATAATGGCATTAAATAGTTATTCAGCATTAAAAACATCTATCGCAAATTGGTTAAATAGATCAGACCTTACATCAGAAATAGCTGATGACTTTATTGTATTAACAGAAGCAGATTTAAACTCAAAACTTAGAATTAGAAAAATGATTACATCTACTTCTATTACTATTGATTCGGAAACAGAATCTATCCCTGCTGATTTTTTACAAGTAAGAGATTTTTTTATTACTGAAGGTGGAACTAAGTATGCTTTAAAATATATTACTCCAGCTCAAATGGATCAAATTAAAGGCAGTTCTACATCTGGGATGCCATCAACTTATACAATACTTGGTGATTCATTTAGATTTGCACCAACTCCATCTGCTGCATACACAGGAACATTAAATTACTATGCTAAGTTTGCAGCACTATCAGATTCAAATACATCAAATTATATTTTAACTCATCATCCTGCAATTTATTTATATGGTTCTTTATATCATGCTGCTAATTTTTTAGGTGGTGTTGATCCTGCAAGACTTCAACAATGGCAAGGAATGTACACAACAGCTATGGAAAGACTAGAAAGAAACGACAGAGAAGATCAATATGGTAATGCTCCTTTACAACAAAGAGGTGATGTTACTGTTGCTGGTTCTTTTAATGATAATTATGTTGCAGTAACAAATAATAACCAATAGGAGAATAATGCAAATACCTTTTGGAGAATGGCTACCTGACCAACCTGAGTATTTAAATCCTGGTGCTAATACTGCTAACAATGTTTATTATGCTGCAAACTCTTATAAAAGATTTCCATCATTAGTTAGTTATTCATCAAACAATATAAGTTCAAATAGCAGAGGTGCAGGTTCTTTTAGAGATAACTCTAATAATGTTTTTAATTTTGTTGCAAACAATACAGATATTTTTCAACTTGATGGTGGTACATTTACTTCAAGAAAATCTAGTCTAACAGGAACTAATACAGACTATTTTACTTTTACACAATTTGGACAATTTGTTGTTGCTAGTAATGGTAAAGATGCACCACAATATTATCAAATGGGTACATCAACTAATTTTGCAAATTTATCTACTATAGGATCAAGTGGTACAGTTCCTGTATTTAAAGTTTCAGGTGTGGTTAGGGATTTTTTTGTTACAGGTAATCACACAAACAATTCAAATCGTATTCAATGGTCAGGCATTAATGATCTAACAACTTGGGAAGCTGGTACTAAACAATCTGACTTGCAAGACTTACCTGGTTCAGGTGGACAAATAGTTCACATAACATCTGGAGAGATAGGTTATGTATTTAGACAAAATCAAATTATTCGTATGGACTATGTGGGTGGAGCAACTGTATTTAGATTATCAGTTATATCACCTAATAGAGGTGCAGTATTAGGAAGAACTGTTTGTCAAGATAATCGTAGAGTATTCTTTTATGCTGATGATGGATTTTATGAATTAAATGGAGATCAAGTTATTTCCATAGGTGCAGAAAAAGTTAATAGATTTTTTGATACAGATTTAAACAAAGCATTTAGTGATAGAATATGTGCAGCAG